AATATAAAATAATATATAATCAATCAAATAATAACTTGTCAATAGTTGTTTTAACACAGAACATATGATGTAAGATAATACCTGATAGAAATAAGAAAAATAATATGATAAAATAATTATATTTTGGTATTACTAAAGAAATTATAAAAGCTGCTAAAAAAGTAAATATAACATCCATAATTGCAATATTAAAAACCCTGTATGAATGTATTCCGGTATTCACTTCACCAAAAAAATCTTTATACTTACAGTACATTTAAATTATTATGATATTATTTTTACAGTTAATGAGAGATATTATTATTATAATATTCACATGTCATGATTACTTTTTTCTTTCTTAGTTTCATTTTTTTATCCTTAGTAACCGTAGTCTCATTCTGTACATATATCAAATGATATTCTTCATATAACATTTTTTTTATAAAGTCATAAACGAAATATAATTTTTCTTCTGTACAATTACCGACTATTAAACAACTACCTGTCCTGAAAATCATAAATGATACCTCTGTGTATTTTTTTGCATCACCCAGTTCATTCATTTTCATTGTTCTATCTTCTTTTACCAATTGTCCTCGTTGATGTATATTGTCAAACCCAATTTCATTATTGAAATAGAATTTACACTTTACTCCAGGATAACTGCATGGGTCATATGCGGTTTCTATACAATATTTATCACTCCTTAATATAGAATAGAGTTTATCACGGTTGATAAAATATCCACAATTAAAATTTGAATTAATTAATACATTACTATCAGTAGTAGTTTTTGTATATTCAATCGGGGTATCAATATGAGGGGACAAATATTCTAACAGTTGTTTTTTTACCATATCTAAAATCGTGACATTTAAAATACCTGGTATTTCTAATTTACCTGTATTGAATACTTTAATGTGAATTTCGCGAAATGTTTTTTCATATTTAAACCGTATAATAATTGCAAAACAATTATAAAACGCATTTTTTACTTTTCCACGACAATTCATAATATCCTTTTTAGACATGCCTACTGTAATTTTTCGTTCGTCTTTATACTTAATTCTTCTGGCGGTTGGATTATTTAATTGTTTTACTATATTTTCTGTATAATATGGAATATTGGTAATCCGTTCAGTGTAAACATTAAATTCTTCTTCACTATTGCATACTATTTTCATTTGTTTTTTTACTATTCCATTTTTTGGTGTACCATAATCAATTATTGGTAATTTCCAAAATATATTTTCAATATCAATGGGTTGATTCAAAAATAAAACTTTTGTTGTAGTTGAAATATATAATTCTTCACATTCTGGAGCTTTTAAATCTTGAATAGTAGGCGATTCATTTATATCTTTATGATTTACACTATCAATTATATCACTATCTCCTGTCATTAGGAACGAATTCCATTCATCATCTATTGACATATTTACCTTCTTTATATTGTACCTGTACACTTCTTTATATTGTATTATATAACTATTTTATTATCAATTTTTTAGAATTTATCATAAAAAATTGATAACTCCCTATGTCATATATTATAACATAAATACATACAATCATGGGACGATTTTACAGTGGCGATATTGAAGGGAAATTTTGGTTTGGGATTCAAGACAGCAATGATGTTGAGAATTTGGTAACTATTACAGGAAATACCGAATATTCTTGGCACGCGTGCAATTGTGTAGCCGAAATAGAAGACGATGATTATTGTAGACAATGCTATGGTTCCAAAGAAGAACATATTGAAGCAGCAATAGAAGAAGAAGAGTATGAAGATAAATGTCTATATTATGAAGAATGTTCTCACGGATATAGTCTGGATAAAGAAACCCATTATGAAGAATTAGTTGCGAATATGGAAAACTTGAAAAAAGAAATCCCAGAAGGAGTTATCAAATTCTTTGAAAATATTGAACAAAACGATAAAATATTGGATGCTTTTACAGGAGTGTTTAATGATACGAATAAACATATTGGTGAAAAACCTGAAGATGATAAAGAACGAACGAAATTATTTGTGTTAATTGCAAGATATACATTGGGTTATCAAATAGAATATTGTTTACGAACAACCGAATCTTGTAATATTAATTGTGAATATTAATCTTATTTCTACACTTTTATCTCTGTAAAATTGAAATGAAAATAATAACTTTATATAATATATATCATTTTTTATTATTATGTTTTCATGGTTATCTAATAAATTTGGTTTTTCCAAAAAAACATCCACACCACCACCAAAACAAGCAGCACCTAAATTGGTTACTATATTTGATTCAGTTAGTTACTTGTCACCAGATGGCGAAAAAAACTCTCCTATAGATTTTGAATCAAAACCAAAAAAACGAAAACGAAATCCAAAGTCTTGGAGTAAACAAACAAGAGTTAATAATCAAAAATCAATTGTACGAGCATCAGCTCGTTTACGTAATGATGTTGCTACTACTCTTGGATTACATACACCCAAACCATTAACTCCAATAGTATCAATTAAAAATGGGTCTAATTCAACTGGAACAAAGTCTATTTTAAAAAAGCGAGAACGGCAATCTGCTGGTAGCAATAAAACTAAAAAAATACAAAAACGGAAATAGCTACATATGTTTCATGTAATTGATTATATTATCGCAATCCGTACCATCCATGTGCATAATTACTTCTATATCACGTAAATATTTGGGGGTTATCTTTTCAGGATGATTACGAACAATATAGTTGTAATATTGCTTTATAATGGTTTTTTTGTCAACATTATATGTTATGCTAATATCGTGTATATATTTTTGAATATCATCACTACTTATATCTTCAATTATTTCTTTTAATTTTATCCATATACTGGTTGTTATAATATTTGATTCAATGCCATTTCCATTTTGATGCAACTGAATAAAATTAATCATACTACGGATATCTGAGTTGTGCATTTTTTGTATTTGTTCTATCGTTTCCATTGTAATCTCTAACTCTTCATTATTTACAATTTCTTGGATAAACTGATGGATTGAATTAGTCGGTAATTGGTTAAACCGTATACATATAAACTCATTTTTTAATGATTCATCTACCTTACTTATATAATTACATATTAAACAATACCTCACATTAAATGTTGATGTTTGTAATAAATATTTCAATGCATGCTGAGCATTTTTTGTCATATAATCAACTTCATCTAATATTACAAACTTTATCCCATTACTAAAAAAACTATTCGTTTTCACAAATTGAAATATTTGATTTCTTATTATATCTATACCGCGTTCATCTGATGCGTTCAAGTGGATTACGGACCCTTTACTATCTGGATTATATTTTACATTATATTCATTTATTAAGTTTATTATTGTCGTCGTTTTTCCCGTACCAGGTGGACCATAAAACATCAAGTTTGGAAAATATCCACTTGATAATATATTATTGAATATTGTGCGATTTGTTTCATCTAATACTATATCATCAAATTTTGTTGGACGATATTTTTCCACCCAAGGAATATTTTCACGTGTATTATTCATATGATTAATACATATGTATAAGTTTTATATTATTCAAATACTATCTTATAATAAAATTGATTTACGTATATTTCAAAAATTATTTTTATAATATCTTAATATAATGGCTGAACCTGGACGTTTAGACCTTATCCTTGGTTCTATGTTTTCTGGAAAAACCACCAGGTTAATCGAGCTATATCATGAATTCAAAAACAAAAACATTAATGTCGTTGCTATTAATTTTGCTGATGACACCAGATATCATGATACTATGTTATCTACACATGATAATGTGATGATTCCATGTATCCAATGTCATAATCTTAATGAAATTATTGATAATGAAAATATTAAAAACAGTTCAGTCGTTTTAATCAATGAAGGACAATTCTTCCAAGACATTTTTGAAGCATCTGTTAAACTCGTTGAAACATATCATAAACATGTTGTTATATGTGGTCTTGACGGAGATTTTAAAAGAATTAAATTTGGTAGAATATGTGATTTAATTCCATTATGTGATTCAATTATAAAATTACAAGCTAAGTGCAATTGTGGTAAAGATGCTATATTTTCACATAGAGTTACAAATGAACTTGCACAAGTTGTCATTGGTTCATCTAATTATATTCCATTATGTCGCACCTGTTATTTAGATATTAATAATTTATCAACAAATAATTGTGAAGGTTGTAATAATCGCGTATTATCTAATAATACAGAACCCTTTATTGAAAATAAAGTTATTTGTAATGATTGCATTGATACTAATTTAGATGATGGAATATTATATAACTGTTGCAATATATGTGACAAATATTATTTTGCAGCTGCTGATGATACAAACGATTATGAAGAATATTACGACGGAGATGTATGTTATTTGTGCTTGCCAGGTATTATAAACAAACCACAATTCAACAATATTAATGAACCCCTATTTAATTTAAGTTATTGTAGTGATTCTGATTAAAATAAATATATTTAAATATATTATACGAATATTATATGAATATTAATAGTCATGAAGATAGCAATTCTCTATTTAATGATTTTTTAAGTAATTCTTCATCTATATCATACGTCGCATCTGGTGCAGGTGGAATCGGTTTGGAAGTATTAAATATAGATAATAAAACCTATAATATATTATCTACCAATAATGCAAATGTTGTTTGTTCAAAATTATTTATAAAGATTCTTCCCATTTCTAATGTAGAACCAATTAAAGAAATTATACGGTATTCTTCAGTATCGGTATATTCTTCATTATCTACACAATTCATTGATGAAGTTAATTTACAAAATAAAATTTATAAAATCTCTAACTTTGGATTAGAAGCTATATGTCCTCCGATTATTAACGCACAAATACATGATAATGATATTACTGAAAAATTTATAGATTTATTAATAGAAAAACCAGATAACAATAGTGGTTCTATTAAAAATGGTTTATTATCTACATTGAAAGAACGGATTAAAAATAATAGTGATATTCGGTTGGGAGTTATTGCTATGGGATTTACTGAAAATTATATGACATTACATAATGCAATGAAAACGTACCCAAAAGTAAGAACAGATTATTTTAAAAAATTAGCAGTATATGAATTAATTCGGTTATATGATTTGGGTTATTTACATGGTGATTTTTCACTTTCTAATATATTAATTAATCCTGATTATATTTATACTGGAAAAACTGGTGAAAACGATAAAGGACGGGCTATGTTAATAGATTTTGGTGCATCATTTTCTGTTCCAAGAACAAATGGTACTGTTCTCAGTATAAAAGATAAGATAAACGTAATGTTAGATACTCCAGTGCCATATTTGAATAATATTATTCCTCGCACATTTTCATCAAATAATTGGACTTGGTTGGTTTCATTTTCCAGTATTCTTTTGCTTCCTGATATATTAGCGATGATAACCAAATTATTCAGCAGGATTGGTAGTCATAATCGTATAATGATAACGATGATTAAACTTGAATATCCTGATATATACAATCAAATCATAGAATACAACAATGATTTGGATTATATATATGTTGGTGGAAATGCATCAGTTTTTAAATTACCATTCACTGAAAATGGTAATACTACAGTATATAATGGACCATCAAAAATTATAAATAATGATACTGAAGAACGTGATATTGATAAAAACGATATTGATGAAATGAAAGCGATATTTAATCCCCGTAATTTAGATATTAAATCTATAGGAAACAAATATTTACATACATTAAAACTTATGAAGAAACCAAAATTAATCAAAAAAGGTGGTAGAAAACGAAAACATATTCGTCATAAAAAAACGAACAAACGTAAACACAAAAACTGTAAAAATAAAACGAAAAGAACTGGTCGTAGGTAAATTGAAAACCACATAAAATATTTTAACAAACAATATAAACATTTTTTTTTGATATTATCAATATTAGAATGAATTCTGTTATTGATACACCTGTAAATACTACAACCGACGATACTGTTATTACCAACGATGTGAAAAAAAAGAGAGGAAGAAAAAAAAAAGAGACTACACTGGTTACAGAGGAACCTAAGATTCCTAAAAAACGTGGACGCAAACCAAAAGGAGGCAAGCTTATTAACGCTCCTATAAATAATAACAATGATAGTATGTCTATTTCAAATATTATTCTACATTTGAAATGTTCTCTTACGGACTTAAATGACTATCATAATGCAGATAATAATAATATAATAATTGACCCAATAGAATATATAGCAAATCCTCCACCAACCGTTGTAGCATACAATAATAATGAACAAATGTTTTCTCAATTTGGTTCCGTAGATAATAATAATAATGATATGCAAACTGAGGATAGTAATAATTTTGATAATACAAAAATATTAGAACATACTTGTTCTAAATGCAAATCAGTAATTCATGATACAGATACCGAAATATCATCTACGACGCCAGTTGATGATAGTAATATGAAAGATATTAATATGAAGTTAAAACAAATCAAACTACAGTTATATCAAAATAGTAACCCCGATAAAAAGTCTGCATGCTTTTGGTGTACATATGATTATGACAACCAACCTTGTTATATACCTAAACATGAATATAATGGAGAATTGTCTGGTTATGGCTCTTTTTGTCGCCCAGAATGTGCAGTTGCCTATTTATTAAAAGAAAATATTGATGATTCTATTAAATTTGAACGTTATCATTTTTTGAATAAGGTTTATAGTCAAATTTATAATTTTAAGAAAAATATTAAACCTGCACCTGACCCACATTATTTACTTGATAAATTTTATGGAAATCTTAATATTCAAGAATATCGTAAATTAATGAAATCTGAACATATGCTTTTAGTTATTGAAAAACCTATGACCAGAATATTACCTGAACTTCATGATAATACAGATGATATGGAAAATACCGGCATTCATGGTTCTAAGGGCACATTATCTAAACAATCTGGTGTTTATAAAGTCAAGCGAGAGAGTGAAAAACAAAAAGGTCCTACGAAAAATGAAATTATGAAAGAAAATTTTGGATTCTAAAATGTTTATGTATGTAGAAAATATATAAACATTTTATAACTAATAATATATATTAAGTATGTCAACTACTATTTCTTGTTCTTTAATGGGTGGTCTTGGTAATCAATTATTTCAAATATTTTCTACATTGTCATACGGCATTGATAATGATTATATTGTTGTATTTCCACATACAGAAACATTAACTACTGGAACTGCACGACCTACTTATTGGAACTCCTTTTTACATAATCTTGAAAAATTTACTACTAACAGTGCAAGAATTAAATATACAAACACAGACCTACAAAAGTTTCCTATGTATAAAGAAAAGAGTTTTATATATAATTGTATACCTCAATTTAATAACCATGCAGAAGTTATGTTATATGGTTATTTTCAAAGTTATAGATATTTTCAAAATAACGAAACAAATATTTTTTCATTAATTAAACTTGAGTCTCAACTACATGATATTAAACATGAATATCGTAATTTATTTGATGCTACAAATACTTGTGTAAGTATGCATTTTAGAATTGGTGATTATAAAAATATTCAGCATATGCATCCTATATTACCTTACGAATATTATGAAGCGTCTATTAAAAAATTATTAGATGATACAAATAATAATTGTTTCCGTGTATTATATTTTTGCCAAGACACTGATAATACTATTGTTGAATCATTTATTAAACGTCTTAAAAATAAATTTAATTCTATTGAATTTATTAAAGTTAATGACAATATAGTAGACTGGAAACAAATGCTAATAATGAGCTGTTGCAAATACAATATTATTGCTAATAGTACATTTAGTTGGTGGGGAGCCTATTTTAATCAAAATAAGGATAAATTTGTATATTATCCATTTCAATGGTTTGGACCTGCGTTAAACCACAGTGTCAGTCATTTATTCCCATTATCTTGGCATCAAATATCATATAATAATTATTTTATAAAAAATTGATTTATATATATATCCAGTATTTGTAGTATAATACTGCTGATATCTATAAGATGCCTGACTACGAAGAAACATACAATGCTGTTATGTCATTACCTTGCGTTCAACGCCTTATAAAGAAAAATAAAAAATTACGTAAAGAAAATAAATCTCTTCGTAACTTAATTCAATTATTACCTGAATTTCGTAATCAACCTTGTTCTATTAATAATGATTCTTCTACTTCTGTTCCTATTAAAATTGAAAAAAAAACACAAAATGAGACTACGCAAGTAAATTTACCTCTTGGAAACATTGATAGCGAGGTTGAGATTGTAGTACCAACTGTTGATTTCAAAGAAAATATTGTTTATGATATTATTGAGGAATCTTCGGAAACTACTGCAGAAGAAGAAGAAGAAGATTTTGGAATAGACAATGAAAGAGTAGAAACTCTAATAAAAGAGGATGAATCGAGACTATACCTTTTTAAAAGATTGGAAAAGGAAGTTGAAGAAGAAGAAGAAGAAGATAAAAATGCATTTGAATGTGATGACTGTAACTGTAAAGGTACAAATTGTTATGAGCAACTTGGATTAACTAAAGAAGAAAGTGTTATTTATATGGATTTAGGTGAACCAGACCGTTGCGAAGATTGCTTTGACAAGTGGAAGAATACCAGTGATGCCGCTGATTATTTGAAACAAACTGAAGAATCTGCAGAGGAGGAAGAGGAAGATGAGGAAGAGGAAGAAGAAGAAGTAGAGGAGGAAGAAGAAGAAGAAGTAGAGGAGGAAGAAGAAGAAGAAGTAGAGGAGGAAGAGGAGGAAGAGGAAGAGGAGGAGGAAGAGGAAGAGGAGGAGGAAGAGGAGGAAGAGGAGGAGGAAGAGGAGGAAGAGGAGGAGGAAGAGGAAGTTGAAGAATCTGCAGAGGAAGAGGAAGAGGAAGAGGAAGAGCTTGAGGTCTTTGAAATTACCATCAATGGCACAGAATATTATACAACAAATGAAAAT